AATATAGTTAATTCGTAATTCATGATGGTATTATAACATACTTAGGAGTATTTGTCAACAGAAGAAATCCTCAAGTGGTGACTGTACACATATTTCGGGTCTTCTATAAGAAAACATTTTTTTGTTTAGGGGAAAATTGTATCTTTTCATATTCTTAAATTCAGATGGTTTTCTATATTTGTAATCGTTTCTATGCCAATAAACAACTTCATCATCAATGATAGATGCTATTAGTGTCACGTCTTCATCATAATACCAGTAATTGTTTCTGGTTTTTCCATTATTAGAAACACTTTCCCCATCTCTACCAGCAGATGGTCTTGAACTGGTTCTTGGGGTCGTTTTTACTTGTATGGTACAAAACTCTCTCTTCCCCTCAACTAAACCCATATCTACAATTAAATCATAGGAACATTCTTCTTCACTACGCATTACCATCCACCCAAGTGAATTCAAGTGTAACTGAACTTTCAAAGTAGTTTCCATTGATGTCTGTCGACTTTTATTAATGATCACACGAAAAAATCCTCAAGTGATGCGCGAGGTTCAGCCGACCAGTCAACTGCTTCTAGTATAGGTAACAATGGATCGAGGAAAGTCTTATCAAACATCTTATCGTAGTCAATGTACTTATGTAGGTTGACCTCGGGCGGTAAGAACTGAGGATAAGATACTACGTTCTCACTGATAGGATTAGGCATCTTAAGATAACAAAACTTGATCTTCTCACCATTCTTAATATATTCATATCTTTTATCGAGGGAAAGTTTTTTAATCTGATCATTGTACAACAAACTACCACGAACATGTATGGGAGTACCTTTTGAGTATATACTCTTGGCATCTCTCCACTTCTTAAGATCAGAAACAGACCTAGGGAAAGATACCGACTCTGGGGGAAGAGTACGAAAATCTGTGCGGAAGTTTCTTATAAAACTTTGAGTATCACTCTCACTACCATTTATAATAACGTGGAAGATTTCTTTGAACTTATCCCTGACCGTCATAGGAGTACTAGACTTGATTGCCTCGATACCCATCATCTTTAGTTTAGGTTCTGCGTACTGGACACCCTCATTATTATGTACGTTGAGGATGTATCGTTTCTTAGCTACCCAGATACCCTTGTCCGCGATTACCTCACGACCCATCTCCATTCGGTTTTCATACGCACCAGTCATGTCAGCCATCTCCTGATACGACTTAGTCAGGACAGGTTCAAAATGATCCCTACAAATGTTATCCAAAAACTTAACAGGATTCTTGGGAGAGAACTTTTCCACCAAGGATTCCATTCGGATATATACTGAGTCGGTATCTATAGCAACAACATAGTCTTCCTCAGTCTTAAGAAGTTTTTGCATCTCGTCGTTGACGGTTCTTTCTGCCCACTTAATGGCTAACTGTCCAGCCATAGTAATAGACTCCGCAACACGTTGATCGAAATATCGGAACCATCGGTTACCCAACGCACCATAGAGTGAGTTCATAAGAATCTTGATTGCCATTTGTTGGTTATCAAGTTGAGATATCTTATTCTTAAGAGAGGGGTCTTTGGTATTCTCAAACTCTTGTTGGGTCTTCAACATCTCCTTCTTAATAACTTTACGATCATTATAATAACGAGTAATAATCTCTGGGACAATACCCTTTCGATCATGAGAAAATCTAACTCCAGTGGGAGCGATAGAGTGACAGAGTTTTGTGTAATCAAAGTCATCATTAAACAACTTGCCTTCTAGTATTTTCTCTACCGACACATCAGGGACAATACCATCAAGGACAGTTTCGGGGGACATATTATATTGAACAATTAGATTGGGATAGAGTGAGTTCAAGTCAAAAGACGTAACCCAACTATGTTGACCAACTTGAGGTTCCTTAACATATCCGCCGGGGTATGGGGTCTTCGACTTCTCTATTTTGGGGGGACATGCAATCTTTGATTGATTCAACATACGATAGATAATGACATCCCATATAGTGGTCGTACCTAGGGTGTCGGAATAGTTAACACCAGCTCGGTAGGCCATTGTCATAACCAAATCAATAAGACCAAGAACTCCATCAATCCTAAGTACGAGTTCAGTATCTTTAATGTTATAGTCGATATATTTTTGTGGGTCCTCGATATAGAGATTATGCAGACTTCCGTGTTCCTCATAAGACAACTTACGTTCATCAAGAACAACATTTGCGATGTGATCTAGTCTATAGGATTCTTGTTGACCTAATGTGTTGTAGGTAAACTTCCGGAATAGATCAAAGTAATCTAGTTGCGCCACACCCATAATATCGAATGTGTCAGCTTCGTCCATACCAAATTTATTGACCCTACCCTTCTTAAGTCTTACCACACCCCAAGGAGAAAATTTCCTAGACTCTTCTTCACCAAACAAACGCATAGTCCTATTGATAAGATAGGTCATATCAAAGGAAGTACTGTTCCATCCAGTGATGATATCGGGGGTCCACTCTTTCCAGTGTTCAATAAACTTAGTCATCAACTCAGCTTCATTCTCACACTTAACATAAAGAACATCGTCTCTAGTGTTGTTGTAATCAATACAAGACCAGACCCGACGAATTCCATCTCTCTGTATTATAGTGATAGCAGTGACAGGGTGTTGTGCGAGTGTTGGTTCAGGAAAACCTTCCTCCGAATGAACTTCGATATCTATATAGGTAACCTCAACATCTTTGGAGTCAAAGTTTATGTTGTGGGGAAACTCTTCAGAGATGTACTGGTAAATGAAGTTGTTCATACCATAGACTCTAAAGTTTTCGACATTATCATAACGCTTTATAAAATCAGAAGCTTCCTTCATAGATTCTAGTTTGATAGGTTCTAGATTTATTTGATCAAGACCTTTCCAAGGAGTCTGCTTTTTGGGAGTGGGGATAAACAAGGTAGGTTGAAAGGGGACACGTTTCTTCACACGAACGCCATCCTTGTATCCTCGGTAGAGGATGTTGTTACCATAACGGGTTACTGAGGTATAAAATTCCATAAGGTCTCCATAATATATAAAGGTATTATACACTATCCAACACGGAATGTAAAGTCTTTTTAATCAATAACGTGAAAATAATTATGTCTTGTCCAAGGTTTTTCTATATGTCTGTCTATGTATGTGTGATGATCTTGAGTAACCAAAAGACTTTTGGATATAACTTGTGTAGTAGGGTTAGGTATGCTATTCTTTTCGTCTAGATCTGGTTGATTGAAATATGTTCCACAATCTCTACCGAATCCCAAAGTGGTACATTGGGTCCAAGGATGTACTACGGTAACTTCCTTTCCATGATACCTAACCCCAGATTTTTCTAAATGATTTGTCGAATAAGTTCTATATAATCTCTGAAGGGTACAGTAAGGTCCGCAATTAATTGGGAAATTTTTCTTTGTTAATAAGTTGTATTGCCAGCCTGCACAATGAGTATCTAATGAATAACATCCCATGAACAGGCCTATATTCACATAAAAGGGTCTATGTGAAAAAGTGAAGTCTATCATCAATTCAAAAGTGTTTAGGTGTTGAGGTAAGAGGTAAGTATCATGTTCCATAATAAAAAATCTTTGATCAGATTGTGACTGCAATCTCATCAGTTCCCAATGAGAACACATTCCAGCCTTTTCAGTATCCGAATGATCATCCACAGATTTTCCGGAACGAATGTCAGCGTGCATTAAACTAGGAGCCCAGTTATATCGATTGATATGTTCTTGGAAGTCTGGGGAGTTTGGTGTTATCGCATCGAATGTTCTTATCTCAGAGATAATGCCAGCATCTATAGCTGGTTGGAAGGATCTTCTAGAAATTTCCGCGTATTGTTCAGACCTATAGTCTCCTTTCATCACAATTTGATACGCTATCATACATTTTCCTAAAAGGTCGGGTGAGTTTTTAAGACTCACCCTATTTAAAAAGTTTCTTGACGGTGTTACCTTAGTGGAAATATTGCCATAAAGTAACTTGCCATTAAGACTGCGATTACCGCATACTCAAAGTGTTCTAATTCCACTTTTTTCGCTGTTTTCTTAGTCTTTCTGATTATAGTCCGCATTAGATTCTCCTCGCTAATTAATTGAAATTTTGCGAGGTCGCCTTTCTTCAGGTAACTCTATCTCCATCTGGATCGATAGAATACCGTCCTTAAGAAGGGCACCAGCCACTTCTACATATTCGGACAATCTGAATACCCTTTTAAACTTTCTTGTTGAGATGCCACGATGGATATAATCCTTGTCAGCAGAACCGCTACTATCACCCACAACAGTGAGAGTACGTTCTATAGATTCAATTTCGATTTGTTCTTGGGTAAATCCCGCAACAGCGATTTCGATAAGGTAATTTGTGTCTGATACCTTTATTATATTATGAGGAGGGTAGTTATCGTTTGCGTTTTTCGCGACAAAATCCAACTCGTTAATAAGATGATCGAAACCCACAAAAGCGTTACGTGGGAATAATTGCTTTACAGTAGTCATATTTTTTCTCCATTAGTTTCATGCAAGATTAATGGGTACCCGACCATTCGGCATACCCGATTATATATATAAGTATTATAACACAAAGTTTATAAAAAGTAAAGTTTTTTTTTTTTTAGGGAATACTATGCCGAACGACAATGAAGAAGAATGGCACGACTACGAAGAATGGAAGCGCCAACATGAAGAGGATAATCCAGATATCAACTATCCATTTCTTGTTAATAATTTTGAACAAGAGATTCCAGCTACGACGACGAGAATAGAGGTTATGGATAAAGATGGAAAATCTTATAGTAACTATGACTGTGATAGAATAAAACTTTACTTTAAAGATGAAGGTTTAACTATGAGAGTTGTCATAGATGACATCCTAGATGATAAACCCTATTCTTAAAAATACATCGATGGGTCTGGATCACCCTCTACACCAAAAGAAAATGTTACTCTAGAATCTTTGGGTATTATTTGATGGTGTGTTCCTCTAGGTAACCAAACATAATCACCAGCGGCAAAGGGGAAAGCTTCATCGTTATTAACTCCCTCAACTCTCAAACCAATCGTAGATATAGCCTGACATAAAAAAACATCCATAGAATCTTTATGCCAAGGATAACTGTCACTCTCTCTACCAAATCCACTGAAAGCAATATTAGTTATTTTACCCTCATGTAGAGAAAAGAAATCCTCCATCTCGGAGACTATTTCTTTTGCGAATTCTGGTGCGGAAGGACGACTATGGAAAGAGTTTAAACCGAGTCTCATCTTTTTGGTGTTTCTGTCATACAACTCTTCAGGATGAGAATCCATTAAGTGCATATAGTTGTTCCAATCAAAAACTGAAGGAACATCAATTGGAAGTTTTCCAAAAAAGGGAGTTTTTGTTTTTATGTTGTCTTCTCTTTCCTCAGAGAATATTCCGTAACCTACCATAATATAAATCCTATATTAACTATTACCAATGTTATACTTGGGTTGCAAATTCCAGTTAGCCTTATCTTTATGTGATATTATCTTAATCTGTCTCATTGGGGCAAATTCTTTTACCATGTTCTTATTTTCAATATCTATAAGACCCCAATCCTGTAGGAGAATAGCTATCGTGTTTCTCCTCATAATATCATTCTCTTCTAAGTTAGATTTTTTACCATCTAACAAGAACAGTTCTTTGAAATGAACTATAAAGTATCTTCCTTGTTTATGTAATATATGACACGATTGAAATAACTTGTTTTCTTTACGAGACGCGACACCGATACGTGTCAGGGTTTCTCTTATTTTTAGGAAGTCATCGGGTTCTGCTAGAGTTACTTCTAACATACTTTCGGGAGACCATATAATATT